TTCCGATCTCAGAATGGATAGTAAGCGAATATGTATCATTGATGAAATGGACGGCGCACCACTTCGCCTGAGAACGGGGGAGGGTTCTTTTAATCGCGTTGCTTATGCCCGTACTCTCGCATGGGGTAACAGAAAAAAGATATTTGAATTTTCTACTCCTACCACTTTTGAAAAATCACTAATCTATAAACGTTACTTAATGGGGGATCAAAGAAAGTTTCATGTTCCTTGCCCTCATTGCCATACATATCAGGAATTGAAATTTAAAAATCTTGTCCCTGAAATTGATGAAGATGGTATTCTTAAGGTCGTTTACTATAAATGTTCTAATGAGGATTGCGGCGAATTATGGTCAAACTACGATAAGCGGAAAATACTTCCTCTGGGAGTCTGGAAAGCTACGGCGGTTCCTAAATCCGTTAATCATAGATCGTATCATATATCTTCATTGTATTCGCCTTTTGGAATGTTATCCTGGACTGAACTTTATCAAGAATATCTTAACGCTAAAAATGATCCCGATCCTGAAGAGGCAATGCGATCATTTGTTAACCTTTATCTCGGGAAACCATATAGAACCCTGGGAAGCCGCCCGGATGTAAATCAGGTACTCGAAAACCGTGGACAATATTTCGAAGGTGATATTCCTTACGGGGTTCTTTTCCTTACAATGTCAGTTGATGTTCAGACAGGTTCGAAAACTGATCCGAATAACCCTGAAAGGTTAGAGTTAGAAGTTAAAGGACACGGTAGGGATTATAGAACATGGTCAATCTTACATAAGGTTTTCGAAGGTTCCGTAACGGATGCTTATTCCGGGGCCTGGGAAGATATGAATGATTGGGCTGAAGAAGGTGGATTAATATTTAAACGCGATGATGGGATGAATTTCGTTCCCGAAATGTGTGTTATTGATTCGAGTGATGGTAATATAGCGCCGGTGGTTTATCAGTTCTGTAATCGGTGGCAAAATACGATTGCAATCCAGGGAACCAGGGCATTAAGTAAAAAGTCAATGGAAGGAATAGATGAGGCAACCAGATCGGACATAAAGAAATACCAGATATCACGAAGTAAAAAATCAGGCGATAATCAATTTATATCGGTTTACACTGTTCATTATAAAAACATGATTTACAATAATCTGAAGATCAAGCGCGGCGAACTAGGCGAGAATCCCCCGGCTTTCTGTGATTTTCCCGCGGACAGGCCAGATAAATATTTTTTAACATTGACGGCTGAAGAAAAAGATGTTAACGGAAACTTCCACGCAAAGGGCCGAAGAAATGAAGGGCTTGATCTTATGGTTTATAATCTTTGTGCGGCTGACGTATGGCTTATGCAAAAGGTTAATGATATGCGGCTAGTGGCCCGAATGAATGGGGCTAATGAATTTCAATATATGAGATTAGGTTTTAAAGATATTCTGAATCAGCTTGAACATGAAAGGGCGCGGTTGAAATAGTTGTTAATCTTACCTTAAAAGTAAGTTGATTTAAATATTTTTCCCTTATATAATTATCGCAAATGGGATGTTTAACACCTGAAAGAAGGGCGCAACTCGAAGAAGAACTAAACAACGCAATAGCCTTGCGTGATGCGCTTGTGGCCGGTGCGGCCGCGGCGGCTTCCAAGGGTATTGAAAGTTTTTCCCTTGATACCGGCATAGCAAAACAATCAACAAAAAATTATAATATCAAAGATTTAAGCATGGAAATAAGGAACCTGAATGCTGATATCAGCCGCTACCGAAGAATATTGAACGGAACTGGTTTAATGAATATAGATATGAGGCGGCTAGGTAATTGAGTATTGAAGCCGGTATAATCGAGATCGTTGCCAATATGTTTACAGGCTCAAAGCCTGAACCTGATAAATCTTCCGCCTTACCTTTAAAAGAAGCGCCCGCAACGAATGGGGCTGTTAATTCCAAGGCTATTTATAGCAACAGTTATTATAATACTGCTTTCGGGGGCGGCGCTAAATTCTCCGGAGGTTTATCCGGGCAATATATGGGCCACGTTCTTAACCATGCTTTGATATTAAGGAACGCTCGAAACATGATGCACGATTCGCCCGAAGCTCGATCTATAGTCGATCGTTTCGCTGATCTTCAGGCTGATATAGGTATCAGATTAGAAAGCGCTCCGATTGCTTCGATACTTGGAATAAACGAAGAGTTTGCCCGCGCCTGGGCGCAAGATATTGAACAGAGATTTCATTTGTATTGCATGGATAAAAAACAACATCGATCCGAAGATATGTCTTTATATCAATTTCAACGTTTTTATGCTTTCGCGCAACAGCGTGATAATGATATGTTCACGCGCTTGCATTATAATAATGATAGTGGACTTCAGAGCCCTTTACAGTTCGAAGCTATCGATCCTACACAGGTAAGGGGAAGTTCATTCACATATACTTCTTTTCCCGCTAACTTAACTGTTAAGGATGGGGTAATCAGGGATGATAGAAAGCGGGCGATGGGTTATGTTATTTATGTAACTCAATCTGACGGAACAATAAAAGAAGTAACTATCCCGGCTATGGACAAGGAAAGAAACAGGCGTTTCATGTTACATGGTTTTCAGCCGGAGTATGCGGGCCAGGTAAGGGGATATTCCCGGCTTGCTCATGTTATACAGGAATTTCAGAAATTAACAGATTTTAAATTAGCGCACGTACAGAAAGCTATCAACGAAGCAAGCTTATTCATGGCTACACAGAATAAGGATCGCGCACCAAGTAACCCATTAGAGGGCTTGATATTATCTCAACAGGCCGGGCCCGCAAGCCTTCAGTTCGGTTCTGATCCTACACCTTCTCCGGATGCCCAGAATGTAACCCCGGAATCCAGGGAACCTTTAAGTTATTGTAACCTTCCTTCCGGGCCACTTATTAAACCGGGCCTGGGTATCTTCACAGCAAACCAGGGCGACGAGATTAAGCTTTTTGATGGTAAGACACCTTCCGCCCAATATGATACATTTGTGAACGCTTACACGGCTTCTTTAAGTGCTTCCGTTGGTATGCCGATAGAAGTTCTTCTAATGAAGTTCAATCAGAACTATTCGGCTTCACGCGCTACATTAATATTACTTTGGCGAACCCTGGAAATGTTCAGAATGGAAATGGCTTATGATCTCATGAACCCAATATTTGAAATGTGGTTATCTGAAGAGATCGCGGCCGGACGAGTCCAGGCCCCAGGATGGTCAGACCCGCGCCTTCGTATGGCATGGTTAAATAATTCCTGGATAGGTTCACCAATGCCTGATATCGATCCTTCGAGAACGGCGAAGGCAAAGAAGGAACAATTATCATTAGGCATAACAAATGCCGAACGTGAATCAAGGGGGCAGAATGGTTCGAGCTTTGAAGATAACAGAATGAAGCTTACTGAACAGTATGGAGAGCCGCCGCCGCCGCCCTGGCAAAAACCCGGTTCAGGTGGATCGGCTACGGATGTGGAAGCGCTTTTATCCGGTTTCCTGATTGATATAGAAAACATGTTTGAAGAACATTCCGGAGGGTAAAAAAATGGCAAGTCCTGTTTTTGTAGATTTACCGAAAGACGTATTCACGAAGGTAGCTGAAAACGTATCAACCGGTGTAATTCATAAAATATTAAGCGGCCCCGGTCAGTACCTTTATACATATGTTCAGCCTACGGGTGATACGGCTCCGGATAATGATAAGACTTTAGGGGTTCCGATGTTCATAGGAACTGATAGGGAATCGATTCAGGCAAACCCCGGCGCTGATATCTACATTATGTGTCTGGATAAAGCCGGAAGGGTAAGGGTGGATGTTTAATCTTCTTACTTATATAGGTAACGGGAATCCGGTTCCTTATTATCACCAGATAGCTTCCAGTATTCAGATCATTCAGGGCGGCGCTACGGTAGGGGATGTAACCGATATCCAGAGCTGGAATGATGAAAATTTCTTACAAATTCAGGAAACGGCCGGAACTCCGGCGCTTGAACTTCTGGTTAATTTCGAGAACGTGGAAAGTATCAGGCGTATCGTGATAGTTCCATTATATGATGGGGATGATAATCATAATTTCGTCGCGGAACTTCGTGATTATGATGCGGCTAATTATAAGCGCCTGACACAGATAAAACACAGTCTTGATAGACTTCATTTCTTCATTGATCTTCCGGTTGATGATGATCCTTATATAGATGAGAATAAGAACGCACAGGTAAGACTATGCCATGTAACTTCCGGGAATGTGGCGCATGATTTCAAGCTTTTTTATATAGCGCTTGTGAGGTAATGAAATGATTGGTAACGGTAATCCTTTAAGTCCCTTTGGAGCAATTATCAAGCTCGATATTGAAAACGCGAAGATTGTGGAAGGTATTTGTTTTACAATGCGGAAGCGCTTTGATATAGCGGCGCTCGGGGTTCTTGATATTGTATTTGATCCCACTAACTTCGATAAAGAAACATTGGTAACGTTGCCTTTGAGCTTTAACGGAATAGGCGGCCCCATTGATATAGACTTTTATCATGATGTTAATGCTGATCAGGATGGAACAGAACTTGTTTCTTCTAATAGAAATCACAAGGTTATTGTTACTAATCCTGCTACGGTTGTTATAAGACAAAATCCGAGTAATGTAAATATAGGCGGTGCAATTAAACAGGAATTATTAATTCCTTCTAATGGGAGCGGGGCGGGTAATACTTCATCCGGTGATGTAGCTGAGCCGCTTGTTATGCTCCTGGATAAAACGAAAAAATGTCTTTGGCGCTTTACAAATACTGATAATTCCGATTCGGCTAGATTGGGTGTTGTAATGACGTGGTTCGAGGTTCCATATTGACAGAAAAAAATATAAAAGATAAACTGGCTATACAGTGAGGTAAAGAGAATGAAGATTATCCCGATAAGTGGTGTAATAGGATGGGCCGTCGAACCTTCCCAGATACGCGATTACCTGAACGAAGCCGCGGGGGAAGATGTAAGGATAGAAATCAATTCTCCAGGCGGCTTTATCTTTCCGGGCCTTGAGATATTTAACCTTATAAAAGGTTACGAAGGGAATGTGGAATGTAGAATAGTGGGCCTGGCCGCTTCTATGGCTTCATACATAGCACTTTCCGGGGATACTGTCACGGCTGAAGATAACGCGGTTTATATGATACATGATGCACGTTCCGCCGCGGCCGGAACCCATAGGGAATTTACTAAACTGGCAAAGCACCTTGATAGCCTTTCTAATATGATAGCAAAGGCATATGTAACCCAGACCGGAAAGAAAATGTCCGAAGTAAGGGAAATGATGAAGGAAGAAACATTTCTTTTCGGTGATGAAATGTTAACACATGGTTTCGTTGATAGGATGCTTGAAAGCAAAAAGAAGAAGGATAAGGCAACCGCAATTATTGAAGGTGAACTGGCTTTCGCCGCATGTATGACAACAATGCGCGATATGCCTGAAGCAAGTAATGATATAGAACGGGCCGTAGCTCTTATTAATGGCCATAAGCCCGATATAGGTAAATCATATCTTTCCGATTACCTTAACCGTATACTCGATAAGAAATCCGAAGGATCGAAGGAAGAGCGCCTTAAGCTTATCGATGGAATTTATGAATCCACTTCTATCGATCCGAACGCTGTTCATAAGACATTAAACGGAAGTTATAAAACACCTTCGCTCGATCTGCTTCAGATTTTTTCGGCGGGGCTCGATATTCCTTTGATGTCCTTAAGGGAAATGGCTGAAAAAGATGGCATGGTTTACGAAGAAGAAATGGCTATTCCGGCTGAAGTAACATGTTCTATTATGAAGTTTCATGATATTTCTGAAACGGAATATGAAGCGGCTGAAAATTTCGAGCCTGAAGCCCCTTATCCGAATGAACATGCTTGCCGGGTTCGTGAACCTGGCCAGTTTGAAAAGGGTTCGTTCAGGCGTATATCAAGGCGGGCGGATGGTAAGAAGCTTTCAATTATTATAGGAAGGCTGAAAGGTAAAGATACCACTTCTACACAGGCTTTCAGGTATCCAAAGGACGAATGGACGGCGGCCCAGGCCCGTGAACATTGTAACAGGAATAAAGGTAAGACATTCGAGCCCGCGACGGCTAAAGGTGGTTGCGGGGGTGGAACATGAAGTGATAAGAAATCCTCGGTCGAGGAAAACAATCAGGAGGTTTCAAACATGAAGAGCAAACTGGACGAACTTCTGGAAGGTAATCCAGAAGCAAAGGCCGAATTTGATGAAAAGATCAAAGCGGCCGCGGCGGATGGCGTAAAGGCTTTCCGCGAAGGTATGGGAACCGTTATGAAAATAGCGGTATCGGCTGTCTATCCTACCCCTATCCGCGAACTTGCGGCGAAGGTTCTTAATGACGAAGAGCCCAGGGCCGCACT